GCCATGTGGAACTTTAGTGGCAATGCGGGTATGTCGGCATCAAGCGACATTTCCGATGGAGTGATGAAGTACTCTCCGACAATCGTATACCCGGCTGCGGGAGTGGGGCCGAGCGCGATATATTTCTCCGGTGTAATCGTGATCTCATTTGGTCGCGTTGCAATCGAACGAAGCGCCCCATACTGATACAGGTTCCGATAGTCTGAGTAATCCGTATATCCCATGAATATTTCAGACTTCATCCCCGCGAATGTAGTGGTATTGCTGGATGTTATCGTGTGCGAACCGCTTTGTGTTCCGGTAGTGTTTATTGCTGTTCCACCGGCAGTCAACGAAAGCTGAAACGTATCTGTTGCGGGGGAAACAACATAATAAGTAACTCCCGATGTAAGGGCAGTTGGGAGAAGTCCTGTTGTTGAAAACTTTATGGTATCTCCGGCTGCAAGCAAGTTTCCCGGCAATGAAACCACGCAAGGAGATGCAATGGACAATGTAACCGTTGGGTTTGAGTAATTCCTGAAACTATCCCTCGCCCATTTGCCGAAGTCTGTAATCCCGATTTGCGCTGGAGTATAGATTGATTGATTTGAAACGGTCTGGAAAGATACGGGTTTACGCATCCACAGCCAGTCTTGCCGTTGTTCCTGAATATCCAACCATGCCTCTTGCACGAAATTTATCATGCGCAAAGACTCTCCTGACTGGCCTACAACAGTCGTTAGGTCTGCTCCGCTCACACCACAATTCTGGCGCGTGCGGTTGACTAGTTTCAGGAAGTTCATGTCTAGGCGTGGCGGGCCATGATGTTAGACAGCCATTGACGACCGCGTGGGTTTACGTCTTCAAGGACGGAAAGCGGGTAATTATAACTGGAACGACGAGTCAGGGTATTGCGTGGGCGTTCTACCGTGGCATCATCATGCACGGTTTTGATGGAATCGGATCGCGAACGGGCAAGGACTTCAACATATTTGCGCTTGGTGACGAGAGGAACTCCAATGGGAAGCCATCCAATGGCCATCCAATGACCATTTGCGAACACTTCTGCTTCTTTCCCGTTTACCTGGCAAGCGACGTGAGTTTCTGGGAAATCGCTTCGGCTGTTCTCTTCGATAAGAACGGTGACCGGCTCTTCCATGAAAGCCAATTCGTCGAGATAGTCTTGGTTCGGCAATGATTCGCCTGCAATGTGTACCAGCGATTCGCCATGTGAAATCGGCGCATCCAGATCAATATCTTCCTTGTGAGTGATCGGCATGTCTGACGTATGTACTTCCTTGCGGTCGTATTTACGGGTGACTGGCTTATTCTTTGCATCCATTTTTTATGCTCCTTGAATTAAAATTGCCCAACGCTATTAAGCAATTGGGCCTATTTTTACTGCGTTTACGAGATTTGAGGACGTTGCGGCAAGATAGAAACGTTGTCAAATGTCGAGCAAGTCGCATACGATGGCGTACCGGTCCACGGGTTGCTGGCAGCGCCGCAGGTAAATCCAGTGGAACTTGGAGCTATGCGCACAACGGTATATGCCAGGGGGCAAAAGTCGGCAGGAAGAGCCGGGAACTGAGGTGCGTTGATGAATGCGCCTACCGTAGTGGTAACTCCAGTCTCAGTGGGGATTGCGGTGCCTTGAACTCCAACAAGGGTGCCTGCTGCGTTTACGCCAAAAACGATTGCGGCGCAGGTGTTTTTTGTCAGCGTAGTAAATGCCACTCCAGTATTGGCGTCAAGCGTCGGGGTGATCGCCTGATTTCCTGACGCACTAATCGTAGTGGTTCCGAATTTTCCACCGATAGATACCGATGGGGCCGTAGTTACCGTGATGGTGTTAGTGGTGCCAGCAACGAGGCCAGCATTGATATGGTTAAAATATTGAAGTGCGCCTAATGCGAGTGAGTCCATGATGGTTCCTTTTAGATATAAATGGTTGGGTCAAATGCGCCGACCGGAGATACGTAGACGGTAGTTGCCGTGTTCAGCGCCGTTGATCCGCCAGTAAAAGTAGATGCATAGGTAACGATGATATAGCCGACCAGCGCCTTTCCTTCCGGGAACGGAGGGAATTTCGCTTTTGCGAGCGTGGTTCCTTCGATTCCCATTGCGACAGTAACGGTGCTGGATTGGTCGATGAAGAAGCAAAAGATGTTATAGCTTCCCGCAGTGATGGTTCCGACCAATGTTGGCATGTCAGTACCCGCAGCAATCGCCACAGGAACGCCTTGTACGACGCCAGCGAAAGCAACAGAACCGATCTTTGCTACATAGTTTCCGCTCGTTGCCGTAATGAGCAATCCAGCCGTTGAAGTGGCTTGTGTGGACATGCGATCACCGATAGCCTTCATCGGTACTCGCACGGCCTTGCGCGCAGTCTCGCCGGGTAATCCGGCCAAGTGTTGTGTGATGGTGTCTTGCATTAAGAACCTCCATAAAAAAAGGCCACCGAAGTGGCCCTGTTTGGTGCGTTTTCGCTTATAAGCCAACAAGAACCATATTGTTACGATTGGCAAATTCAGTTAAGTATTTGTTTATGCTGCCCTTGCGACGTTGACAACAGCGAACCATAAGGAATTTTCTATCATCGTTGCTTTCCACCACGTAGTACCTGCATACCCGCGCTGACCATGAGGGTCGCTTTTGGACTTCTCGGAAGGAGGCAGGAAGGTGGGATCAAGACCCAAACCGCGAACTGCGATCTGGCTGAACGCATCCGCACCCATGACGATAATCGGGTACACGTCCATGCTTACTCCGGTGGTCGAATAAGCCGTACCAGACCCGGTCCAGTTGGCAACAGCAGCACCGCCATCTTGGAACGAAGGAAGATCCGGGGAAAGAATGTAGCGGATGCGCTCACACTTGCCGATCTCTCCGGGTTCGGCGGTTCCAGTTGCGTACTTCTCCGCCGGGAAGAAGTTGGGCAAATCGCGTACCATGCGCTCCAAATCTGAGTGGGTGTAGGCAAAATAGCCTGGGGCGACGGCAGACGTATCGAACTCAACCGATGCTTTCAGTAACCGAGTAACCGGCATTGCATGGTTAGCCATCAGAGAGCGGACGACTGCGCTTTGTAGACCAAGCGTCATCGGGCCCGAAACGGTCGCGCGGCTAGTACCAGAACCGCCATAGAACTGATTGGTGCCGGACTTCAGTTTCCCGTAGACGATCATTTCGTTTACCAGTCCAACGCGCTCGCCGATCTGAATTTTCATCTGTTCGGGTATGTCATCCTCGTACAGATTGAAAGTCTTGTCAGAGAAGCCATACAGGCAAGAATACTGCTGGACAACCTCAGTGATGTCAAACGGGGTGATACTGTCCGGCGTTGGAGTTACGCCTTCCTGCGTCAGGTGCGCTTGTACGATGGTGTTTCCACGATCCCCAGTAGCAGTCGGGAAGAACGTATTGGGGGCCGCTGCCGTTGCGCCGTAGGGCAAGAAGCGACGAGCAACGTAGGTATCGCTGTTGTTCTTAGGCATGTCCACCTGACGCCCGACTTTCGACAGAACCTCGTAAGGTTTAGCGTGTTTGAGGATTTCACCCTTGAAAATATTTACGCGACCTCTGGTTAACGCGAATGTTTGCATTGTCATGATAATGTTCCTTTAAATTTGTTTATGAGCCATATCCGGCCCTCATTTGATCTAGGTCCGATTCTGATTCCGTGGCATGACCACCAGAACCTTTCGGAGTGATCGCTGCTTCAAGTCGTTTTTGTCTTGGGTTGACTGATGGTTTTGGAGTTTGCGTAGGTGCGGTTACGGTTTTGCGTGAGGCATACATACGAAGCATCTTTGCTGCATCGCTTACTCGATCAGACGCAGCAAGTGACTTTGTTGCTTCATCCTGTTTGGCCATCCATTCACCGAATTCAGGTTTTTTAACCTCCTGCTTCCAGTCTGGAATAACTCCGTCCAGGTGCGACTCAATCAGTTCCGCCCTGATCTCTTCCGTTTGCTGCGAAACCACCCGCTGTATTTCTGCCGGGCCTAGATTTACGCCACCACGAATCTTGCTAAGAACCTTGTTAAGCCCTTTAACCTGACGATCAGTTACGTCTTCGCCATACTCTTCCATCAACTCTGCGAAATCTTCTACAGTTGCCAGAACAGGACCGCCTGCCGCCTTCAATTCCTCTATAGCGCGTCCAATTCTTCCGAATGCTGTATCTGTCATCTTTTGCTGCGCGGCCTTGATCTCATCGATCTCAGTGGCGCTACGCATCAGGCGCTGATACTCTTCGTCTGTTAATTGGACGGTGTTGGGAGTTTCGACTACAGGTTCTTTAATTGCTTCTGCAACCGGCGTTTCCGTGGGTTGTAGCGGCTCATCGTTGTAACCTGCACTCATTTGGCTTAAATCTGACTTCTGTTCTGCTGCTTCAAGCTGGGTTTCGCCAGGCATTTTCACTCTCCACAAAACAAAAAACCCGCGAAGTGCGGGTTAAACAACAGTCGGCGCAATGCGTGAACTGTCAATATGCCGTGCTGGATTTATCCAGGGCGGCGGTTAATCTATATTCTGGGTTATCTTTTCAAGCGATAGCATTGATTTGCACTCAGCAATCCTGCCGCGTATGTTAGCGGTTGACTGCTCACTGCGATCGCCTTCATTCTGAGCGTGTAAAACCTCTAATCTTTCCTTCCAGTGATCGGACAACTTTCTCCACAGTGGAGAACGCCTCTCTTCGTTGGTCAGCGTCAGCGGTTTCTTAGGTTGGTTCATGGCGTGACCGGAGTGCTTACTTCGTCATGGATCAATGATGTCGTGTGCTTGTGCAAATCAACCGTCCTATTCTTATCTCCCTCGCTTTGTGCAAGCTGAAGTTCCGCAGATGCAAGTTGTCTTTTCGTCTGTTCCTGAATAGCTGTTTTTGCTAAATCCGCTTTAACCTGATCAAGGGTTTGCTGGTTCTCATGAGCATACTGAAGCAACGCAAGTTCTTTCTGTAGTTGCATTTCCTGAATCTTGAATTGCCCGTTTTGGTTGGCAATCTCAAGTTCTTTGTCCGCCCTTGCTTCTTCGGCGTGTGCTCGGCTTGCTTCCACGATCTGCGCGGTGGTTGCCCTGATTCGCTCTTGCTCGATCTTGCCGCTTGCCATCGCCATGTGCGGAGTGGCCTGCCCGTTCTGCAACGCCTGTTGCTCGCGCTGCATGTCTGCGGCCTCCATTTGTAATTCCGCCTGAGACTTGGCTTGCTGCAACTGAAGCGCATTCTGTCCTTTGAGTTGTTCGACAGCAATAGGCAACGGAGGTGGTGCGGGTTGCTGCGCCATCTTGTCCTGCTCTTCCTTGCTGTACTGGATGTTTCTCGGGTCTATCCTTTTCGCCTTGCATATTTCTGCGAACAGTTTTACTGGGTCTACTTTGAATGCCGGATTGGCCGAAGCACCCAGCATTCCCATCAGCGTTTGCTCTTGAATTGCTCTTTCGACCATTGCCACAGAACCATGAGCGTTGATCTGGAAATCTCCCTTTTCCTCGTTAGGAACTTCTGGGTCAAGCAAAAGGTATTCGTAGAAATCGTTAATCAACGGCTCGGTGATCATGTCGTCGAATCTATATCCGACATTTCTCAACCAAGTGTGGGCGTTATTGTCCTGCAATTCGGCCTGACCAAATGTGTCAGGAGAACTCGGCCCTGTCTGCCCTTGCGTAATCAACGGAATCCCACTCGCCTCTTCGGCCAACTTCATGGAGTACTCGATGATCGCCATCATTTCACGCTGAACGCTGGGAATAACTACTGCGAAGAAAGCGTCTCTCACGTTCGATGCAGTAGAATCACTAGTCTTGTACCAAATCTTGTTTGGCGTGATTACCCACTGACCATCTGCCGGAATAACACCGGCTTGATCCAAAATGATTTGAACCCCTGACGACAGCCCGGCGTTGTTGAGCAATGCGCGAGTAGCAGCAACAACCATGCGCTGAGGCACGGAGATTTGTTCTGCAACACCAACGCCAGTCCAACTTCCAGGACGGCGTGACCAAGCTATTACGCGATATGGGAAAGCCCCTGAATCCAGCGGGTTGATTACTGCGCGGATAACAGTATCGTTGACCATCGAAACGATAGCATGAACATCCTCTTGATCTTCCGGTAAGTCCTCTATTCCCACAGCCCCGGCTAGTTCCATATCCTCGCGCTTCAGAGTGCCATAGTAATACCAAATTTCATACCGCTTGCGGATTTTAGTATCGTTCTGGCTTGAGCTTTCGAGATAACACTTGCCGGGACCCTCTTCGATTACTCGGTCAATTTGATCTGAAATGTAATCTTCTTGATCTTTAAGTTTCAGCAAACGTTTCTTGCTCAGAAAGTCGCGCTCGAAAAGATAATCTCCATCGTGAATATTCTCTCCACACGCATCGTCTGGATATAGATTCCATGTATCCACCCATTTAACCGATGGAACAATTTTCTTTTCAATCTGTATCGCTACCCCGTTCTCGATGGTTGTAACGGCGCGCGATACCTTACTGTCTGGGAACGGTCCTTTAAGCACTCCAGTGCCAATTCGCGCAGCATCGTGGATAACTTTTCTCGCCTCAGCGGGGTAAGCGCTTTCTACCATCCAGTCATAGATACGCTTCTCTGCTGCTTTGGCGCTATCGTTAGCCTTGTCAAGTACCGCTTGTGCGACATCTGCCGCCGTAACGGGGACAAGTGGCGTAGGCGCTTGAGACGGTGGCAATGCTTGTGCGGCTTGCGGAGTCTGAGATTGAATCGCATCCGGCGACTGCATCAACGGTTGGCCGGTTTCTGGATGCGCTACCGGCGTCTTATCATCCAGTTGTTTAATCAGGTCAGGAACAGGCGTGGCCGAAATAGAAAACGCCTTGTCGTCAATGGGAAGAATAATCTCGCCCATCTTCGACGCGGCATGATCCACATATCTGCTGGTCAAGCGAACGTAAGCGGTTGACTTGGAATCGTCTGGTCTCTTACTTTCCCTTGTCAGGGGTCCGCTCATGCTACTCGGTTTGGCCCATTGCGCGCCGTCAAACTCGTGACGGTTGGAATCGTCCATTCCTAGATAGGCTTCCTCACAGGTAAGCCATATCTTCTCGACCCCAGATGCTTTGCGTGCGTCTACAGCATCCTTGCGCTTCGCCGCAATTACTGCGCTTAACGCGCCAAGTTTTTCCGCCCGCTCATTGGCGGACATTTTCGGCTTGTCGGTTGCTAATGCTCGCTTTAGGAATTTAAGTGGATGCACTTAGATGATCCTATTTGTATGTCCCTGGAATCACAAAGGCACCTCGGACCAGCCAAATTTGAACAGGAGAGCGGTTGTGGTGACAACGGTAGTGTAGCTCGCCACAAAATAGCCGGGCGGAACGATCAACGAACCCTCCAGATCAACATAGATGCCGGACTCCACGCCGTAACCGGTAGTTGCCACTGAACCGACTCCGCCGAACACATCAAGCAAAATAGGCGTACCAATGGTTTGGCCCGCAGAAGCCACCCCGAAACCAGCAGATCCACCCATCTTTCTATTCTGCACGGTCAGTGTGCCAGTGATTGCGGTAGTGCTCGCACCACCCATGATCCCGATTGCGCCAGCTGCGCCTACCGCGAACTGAGCTGCTGCGAAGTTTTCGATAACCAGATTAACCGGAGATCCAGAAGGATTCCCAACAACCAACCCAGTGAACGTAGTGGCAAGGGCAGCAGTGGTAGTAACGGCCGCCTGATTCGCTACGGAAAACCTGTTACCACGATACGTTTGCTCGTATTTACGAGGCTGCAATTGCGAAACAATCTGATCTGCCAATTGTCCAAGTCGGATCGGTACAATCGACCCGCCAGCCTGATTGGTATTTTGTGCGCCTTGACCCACTACTCCGTAATCTGATTGCATGATTTAGTCCTTAAAGTTGTTTGTAAATAATGGTGATGTCTACGTTTGCACTGTTCCATGCCGCAACGGCGTCAATGAATACCTGTTGCGTAGCGGTGGTGCTGAACAATCTTTTAAGCAACAGGGCGTCAGTGATAAACGTCAGCGCATTTCCAGCGACTGCGATTGCAACACATATGTCTGTTGCCCCCGACGTTGTGCCGAATTTAAGACCGCCAGTAATGGCATTTGCGGTATTGTTGACAATTACCACGTAGTCGATCAGGCAGTTTGCTGGCAACACGAATGCCGTATTGGCCGCGATTATCCCGGTTTGCTTGAGCTTTCCCGTGGCTACCGTGCTGGGAGTTCCTCCTGATGGCATATTACCAGCTCCTTGCTGTGATTTTTTGGCCGGTAACGGCACCAACGATACTCACCGAATGGTTTGGCTTGTACCCTACCGGAGTTTCGTACCACCCACCGTTGGAAGCAACGCGTATAGAACCCAATCCATTTGTTAATGCGGTTGCGCTATCAGAAATCCACAGATCATTCGTACTATCCGGGTTATAGATGGCAAAACCATTCGTCGGTACAAGTCCTGCAAATATATTCTGCGCTGTCCCGCCTGTCGTGATGGTCGCGTCACTTGCCGATGACGAAACGCCGATTCTCACAAGATTTACGGTTGGGTTAATCCCGACCATGCCGGACGCAACATGCACGTCTGCCGCACCCTCTATGCCGCTCTGCGTCTGCGGTCTGGCCTCGTCCCCTTGGCCTAGCTGGTAAGTTACATTAGCCATTATAAATAACTCAACCCGACAGTCACTACCAGTCCAGCGGAAGACTGTACGGTGTTGACCCAGTGAATAGATAGCCGATCTCCAGCAGCGAGCGATACGGTGGCTTGAGTTGTGGCAACGGTCGCATTCTGAACAGTGTTGGCCGTGGCATTCAGATTGAATGAACCAGACTGGTGAAGTGAAGTTCCGCCGCCCGCAGCGGTGACTCCAGTGTCTTTCATGACTGTCATCGTGCTGGTTGACCCAGCAGCTACGCCGTGCATTTGGCTAATCGTCTTTACGATGCAAGCGCGAGTGGCGAGAAAAAACGCTTCGTCAGTCGCAGCCAAAACAGATCGGTTGAAAGTGGCGAAGAACATATTGGCATCGCTGTTGGCTTGGTACTCTCCGGGTATCCCAGTAGATACGGCTGCACCAGCCTTCAGGTTAACATTCCCGCCCCGATTGGTAGTGCCGTTACCATCTCCAGCCTTTACCGCTACGTCAGTGCCAGCAGAAGAAGACCCAGCAGAACCAGCGACACCCGTTGCATCGTATTTAATTGAACCCATATTAATCTCCGAAAGTTACGGCGATCAGCTCGCCTATTGCTGTGAGCGATCCGCTCGAAATTGTCACGCCACCATGGCTGATAACCTGCGAGTATTGAGGAATTATGATTTTCCTACCCGCAATAGTGGTCAATGACCCGCCCATACCAGACATGTAATCAGTGACCCCGTTTAGCATTGTCTGGTCCTGGTCATTGCGAATGCCCAAAATTGCGCCAGTATCCGCGTCGGTGACAATCTGATCACGCTTGTAATCAATGTGCCTGTAGTTTTGTCCTGCCATGAGTCTGGCTCCTTAAATGCAAAAACCGACTCAAGGTCGGATTTGTGATGTTTGGGTTGGGGTGATCGGAGTCGAACCGCCCTTCCTGATAATTGCCAATATAGCAAGCAAATAAATCCATGTATGTGCCAATAAATCAAGCCATCTCATCCCAGTGTCCCCATGCCCTGCGTACTCTGCTTGAATACTGGTAGTGTTCTTGGCGATTCTCTTGATGCTATCGTTGGCACGGCAAAGGTCATCGCCAAGCTATCCGCCCGATCTGGAGATTTAACTCCGCGCCGCTTGGCGTCATCCTTGGATTCCATCAGTAACTCTCCCGCTTTGAACAGATAGCGCAATGCGGTCAGATCAGTTTTTAATTCCTGATCATTCGGTATCGACGCTGCTTTCAGCCATTCCCGCATCTCTCGCCACATGAAAGAACGGAGGTTGTAGTCCTCGCCGTTCCCCATTCTCAAGCTGGAGTTCACGTCTACCACTATATGGGTGCGCTTCCCTGTATTTCTGTCGTGTCTGTCTGGATACCAGCCGCGCATGATGTCCGCAACTCCAGCGCCAATCCCGATGGTGTCTACCGCGATCTGTTCTGGTAATTCGTTATAAGCGGCAATCTCTGCTCTTGCTCGACCCGCCACTTGAGCCACGTCCAGCTTTTCAAGGACAACCTGTTTCAGCATCACTCTGCCGCGCCTGAACGTGATGACGGTTTTATCGTCGCCGAACCGAGCAACGTCTATGCCTACGCGCAATCCGCCAATTGACCTAATGTCTGCCGGACCTCGCGCTTGCGCTGCTAATACCAACTCGGCAGGGACAAACGCGTTGGATACAGACCCCTCAAAATTACGGTCAATCTCCTGTGCGACAATCACAGCATCCAGTGTATCAATCTGCTTCTGATACCACGCCTGATCCTTGCGTGGATCATCCTGCCAAGCGAATTCAAACTTGCTGATCTTTCCACTATGGGCCTTGCGGTAAAAGGCGTTCCCAGAACCATTCGGCGTACTCACGTCGATCTTGACATTTGATGTCTGCGACAAAGCCGCGTCGATTGCATCCCCGTGCTCGTAGAACGCCGACTCGTCCTTGAAGTAGATTGATGCTCTATTCCCTCTACCTATGTTATCGCCACTTTCTCCCACAATGCTTGCGCCGTTAGATGGATTTAACACGCGCATATGCGGCGCATGCTTGTTTTCGTTGTACCCGGATGGAACTAACTCTTTCGGCAAGTAGCCAATGAATTTTCGTATCTTCCAGAATAGCGACTTCGGATCACCTATTTTATCGACGTATTCCTCTTTGCGCGACCCAAAACCAACGACAGAACCATCATGGAATATCCACATCCAAACAGCGAACGCGACACATAACCAACTCACGCCCATGTCACGAGACTTGATGCATACTCCATCTTCTCGCCCTAGCCATCTAGCATGAAGCCATTCAATAAATTCCACCTGCCGAGGGAACAGCACAAACGGAATAGTCGTCGGAGCGCCAATCTCGGCGTTCCTTGGATCAACAGTAAACCCCATGTCTTCGATAAACTCGACCGGATGCGTCTTGTAGAATGCTTTGACACCACCCAAAAGGCTAGGGTCATCCCGTAATTTAGCCAGCCGCTTAATGCGCTCCTGGTAAATTTCCGTGTAATCCGGGTTTTTGAAGTCGAACATTAGTTTTACTTATGCAATTCCATTGTTTTTTTGTCTCGGCCCGGTAAATTTTTAACCAACCATCTTTTGCCATAAAATATATTTATGCGATTACCGGACTATCATCTTCAAATACGCTTCGTCTGGGGAAAGTGTAATGTCCATTTCGCCCTTTACGGTCAAATCTGTGGTCTGTTCAACCTCGACCTTATCCCGCCAGGATTTTGACTGTCTGTTTCTAAGCCACAACGAAGCCGCTGCTGTGTCGGGCGGGTAATGTTTAATAGTTGGAGTGATGACAATCTCTGCCGCCACCGTCCTGATATCATCCTCTGGATGAGAGTAACCCTTTGCCCTGTGGTATAGGGAATGGGCTATTTCTGCATCGGCAATTTC